ATATTTCCTCAACCAGCGGTCTTGTTGCATCGTTTAAATCTCTTTCTAATATCTCTCTTGGGTTTCCATCTTTATCTTGAAAACTTAATAGAGGTTTCTCTTCTTTATTATCATTTACCATTTTAATCCTCCTTCAGATTTTTGTAGGTATTACATTCTGATTTGTAGGCACAAAACCTACACCATTCTTCTCCAGCGTTAAAACTAGGCGTTTCACTCATTGCCTCATCACAAGCTGGTTTTAAGATATTAAAACCCCAATCAACTAGATCAACGGCTTGAATATCAAAACTTCTTATCTGGCCATCTTTGTGCCAGGCTTTTTTGTTTGGTTGTACGATTGTCATTTCTATGACTGTATCTTCGTTCCCGTATCTGCTAAGTGCAAATAAAGAGTAACACATAAGCTGTTCGTTTAAGATTACATCAACTGGCCAACCACCAGTTTTGAAATCAATTACAGCCATTCTGTTGCCCTCACCAAGTATTAGTGCATCAACAGTACCAAATATATCTTCATGGATTTCTGGTGCTTGTCCTCTCTCTTCTATAAGGAGCTTACCATTTAATTCTTCTCTTCTTTGAGAAACATAGTCAACATAAGTGTCAGCCATTTTGATGTCATCTTTAGTTATAGTAAAACCAAAACCATCAACTTCACATTCTTTGTCTAACCAATAGTCAGATAGCGTAATGCCATCTAGCCTATTCTTTAATCTCATCTCAACCATTTCGTGTATTTGTGTACCTCTCGCCGCCGCTATGTTTGACTTCCTCTCTGCTTCTGCATTTATCTTTGCCGAAGCTGGACACCTGATAACTCTTTTAATGCTACTAGGCGGTAAAACAGAGTGCGACACATTTATCCTTTATCTAAAGTTGTACTTTAGAATCTTCTTCTATTTTTATTATGTCCTCTAAATCATATCTGATCTGACCATCTATCTTTGTATAAGAAGGGCCTTTGTTTAATGATCTATTGTTTGCTAATGTTTGTGGACTTTTTTTCCAACGCTGTGCTAATTCTTTTTGAGTCAGAAATACTTTCATATCATTCATGTATGTTCCTATTGTTTACCTATTGTGCTATTCTACTATGAGTAAATTTAATAAAGCAAGTATCTGAACAAAAATAATAGAAATATTATTTAGAAAAACTTTGCAGAAAAATTATTTATAAAATTTAATCATTATTTTGGAGGAACAAATGAGTATAGATAATGCAACGCCTAAAGAGTGGGATAGAGCTGTGAGAGCAACACAAAAACAAATTGGTGGAGATCACTATAAAGATAAAGGTATTCAGCCTTTAGAGTATGCGTATTCAAATGGCTTGACACCTAACTTAACCAATGTTGTTAAGTATGTAACTAGAAATAAAACCGATAGAGTAAAAGACTTACTTAAAGCAAGACACTACATAGAACTAGAATTAGAAATGGTTTATGGTGTAGATCCCGAAGGCAATTCCTACGACTAATTAGACATAGTTATCTTCTGCATATAGTTACCAACCTTTTGCATATTCTCTTTGGCAATATGCTCTCTTTGTTTTCTATATCTCTCTGTTGCTCTAATAGTCTTGTGGCCCATTAACTCTTTCACATCTTCTAGCTTCATGGTTTCGCCAGCCATAGTTCCGTAGTTATGTCTAAGATCGTGCAAGGTTACATCTGGACAACCTGCGGCTTTTCTTATCTTGTTCCACATATGCCAAGGATATTTAACACCAAGTATAGTTTCGCTGTTTCTATCGCATGAGTTAATGATAGCCATAGCTTGATTGTTTAAGTGTATTACTCTTGGCTTACCTTGATAGTCTGTTTTGTGGTTTTCTAACACTAACTTATTACCATCTAGGTCAGACCACTTAGCACTACCTATCTCACTCTTACACCTGCCACCAGTTAACATACATAACCTAATATACTTAATTGCTTTTATGTTTTTAGGGTTAGACTTTGCTTCCATAATGTTTAATTGCTTATTAATTTGTGCAAACTCAACATCGGTTAATGGTCTGTTTCTTTCAAACTCTGGGTTCTTCTTTACATACTTAGCTGGATTATATTGCACTAAGGACAATCTGATTGCGTGTTCAAACACCGAACTAATTAAACCAATAACTCTATTAGCTTGATACCTACCTCGTTTACTTATCTTAATATGTAACCTTGTCAAATCTCCCGTTTGTATGTCTTGTAGCTTCATATAACCAATGCTTGATTCAACATCTTTAATCCAAGATGCCCTAGGATCTCCCATTATCTTGCCGTCTTTAACATAGACACACTTGCGTTTACTATCTAACAACTCTTGCAATTTGTATTCAAATGCCTGGTTAAGTGTTTCTGCTTTCTTGGTTTCTAGCGGATCAATACCTTGTGCTACATCACCAAGTATTTGTTGTGCTTTTTTTCTAGCTATATTGACTGGTATATCTACAGAACCAATAGTTATTATTCTTCTCTTCTTATTGATGTAATAAATAACTTTATATCTTTTGTCTGTGATTAATAAACTATTTACCTTTGCATCTCTTTTATATCTTGCCATACTTCCCCACCTCCATGAGTCGCATATTTGTCGCACTTATTTATAAAATGTTTGTGAACATTTATTACCTATTAGTAAGATTATAGTATTAATTTTGCAAGAAAAACAAGGGGTTTTAATAAATAAAGTAATGTGTGTTATTGTTCGGTATTAGGTAAAACTATGTTGCGCTACCAGGCTGCGCTACTCCCCGACATAATAAAAAAACACCGCAAATCAACCACTTAACACTATCTTTGCCTTTGCAAAATGCACTACATTTGTGGGTTGTCGCATATTAGTGGCACTAATTAGTGAGTTCATAGCATTGTGCAAACTTTCACAAGAATTGGTGTTTTTCATAGTTTCATCATCTATAGATATTTGCTTTTTATTGCAATCTTTATAAGAGCAGAAATAAACATTTTGGTATTGCAAACTAACCATAGCATATACATCAATCATGTTGTCTTTATATATACGCGATAAACTATGTGATCCTTTTCTTAAATCAAAAGTCCAACTCTTTTTTCCTTTTTGTATTTTGGTTGCTGTTTTGACCTGACAACGATACATTTGACCATCCCATTCAAACACTACATCGGCATTAGCACCATGAGGTAATATAGTTACTGTGTCTGTTTCTCTCGCAATAATTGAGCAAGCTAGGTATTCTCCACTCCTACCTATCCGTTCTGTCTTGCGGGACATGGTTCATTTTATTGTCTTAATAAATTGTTTAAATAGTTTAATGAAGCTGTGGGGTTTTTTAAAAAAGTTTCTGTTGAGAAATCAGTATTTTCATCAATATCTTTTCCTACTCTTGAACCTAAAAATGGTGAAGATGCTCTAGTTAAATTACCTGCACCACTTAAAGCCTCTCTAAGAAACGCATTTGCGCGAGCGCTATTAAGCAAACCTCCATATGTAGCGATTCCTCCAGCTACCAATGGATTAACATTAACTGCTGCCCCAGTTCCAATTGCAGCATATGGTAATAATCTTTCAGCCGTACCAGAGCTTCCTAATTCTTTTTGTACTGTGCTTCGACCAGCCTTAAGAATATCTTGTAATCTAGCATCCCCTCTTGCTAATTTATTTTTGTTTCTTGAAGCATCACCTTTTTTAACTGCTGTTCCTAATTTTGCTGGTGTAAAAAAATCATCTCCTTGTGTTGCTCCGCTAAGTATTCTCATTTTTCCATATGCATCTTTAGCAATTATATAATCATCTGTTTGCTCTAAAGCATCATCAAACAATTCTTTGGCTTGTCGTAAAACAAAAGCTATTTCTCTTTGATCTGGATCAGGTGATTTCATTCCTTTAAAAACTCTATTTGATAAAGATTTATCTATCGTGTGTAATACTGAAGGGGTTGGAGATTTCATTTCAAAAAGTTTTTGCATCCTTGCCAAAGCTGTAATTTTTTCTTTTTCCGTCAAATCACTTTTGTTTACAACATTTCTTATATTATCTTTTAAAGAATCTAATTTTACATTTTTATTTAATTTTAATTTACCAGCAGATTTTTTATAAAAATCAGTAACAGCATCATCTAACATTACAAAAGTATCTGTTAAATTTTTATTTTTAAATTTACTTTTATCAAATTTTATTATGTCAGCTATTTCACCAGCAACAACTTTGTTATATCCTAGTGTTCCTCTTTCTAAGGCTTTTTTAGTTCCAACGCCAGGTATGTTTTCTAAAACCTCTTCACCAAGTTTTAATACTTGTCCTCCAAGTGAGTCTTTGCCCATAGATTGACCTGGAGTTAAATTTGCGCCTTTATTAATTAACTGTCTTCCTGATGGTGTAACTGTAGGCAATATTAATTTTCCAGCACCTCCAGCTAATGCAGCAACACCACCGCTTATGGCTGCTGAAGGCAATCTTTCTATTGGATTTCCTTCAGCAACACCAGCTCCATAAAGTGTTCCTTGTCCAATACCAGTTTTTACTGGGTTTCTTGCAATAGCCTGCATTACTCGTCCTGTAGTTGCGGCTGCTGTTGCCCCTGTTGCAGTACCACCAGAAAGAACTGATGCAACAACAACTGGAACAATTGATCCTATTATTTCAGACGTTATTGCTGTTTTTGGAAATTCCTTTCTATATGCATCTATTTCAGACCTAACCTCTTCTACTATTTCATTATAACTTTTTTCACTAAATACACTTTTTATTCCTGCTTCAATTTCATCTCCAAAACCCATAAAAAGACCTTGCCCTACACCAGCACGCATAAAATCTTGGTGTTGACCAATAAAATTTTTATTATAAGTGCTTTGATTTTGTTCTTGCTCTGTAATGTTTGGTGTAAATACTTTTTTTGTATCTGTGTCTGCCATTATCTTATATCCTTTTCATTAAAAATGGCTAACTGTGGATTACTAGGCATTGTCATATAATCTACATAAACATCTCCATTTTTTAATAAACCATTATCAAAAAGCTCAATAGCTTGGTCAGAACTTTTTATTTCTTTATAAAGTGGAGTTATTAAATTTTTATCTTGTAAATATTTTTGAAAACCTAACGTAGTTTTATTGTCCATAAAATACTGTTCTTTCAACATAGCTATTTCTTTTTCTCTTCTTACAGTTTGCAACATTGTACCAAGAATAATTTGATTACCTTTTTTAGTGTTTGCTAAATTAATAGTCGAGTCTTGAAATAATGCTGCTTCAAAGTCAGAAGTCGCACCTGATCCTGGAGGCCTCATTCTAGGAACTGTAAAGTTAGCAAAGGCTGTAAATGCTTCTTCTTGATTTAACTGGTCTTTGTCTGTTCCAAAAATATCTGCATATAGTTTTCTAATAGGATTTGTTTTAGATGTTATTGGCCCTGTTTCAAAATCAGGATCTTGAAGTATTCTTTGTGCAGACAATAATCGTGGTACTAATTGGTTTGATGTTCTTAAAGCATCATTGGTTTTTTCTATATCTACTGCACCTAATTCCATAGCTTCTTTTGCCATCGCTATCTCTAAAGTATCTCCAATGTTAAAATTGGTATCACTAGCTATTTCTTTTTGAAACTCTATGAGACTTCCTGTATAGCCTTGTTCTACTGCCTTATTATACAGTTGTATTGCGGCTGTTGGTTTTGGTTCTGGTGTTGGAACTTCAGGAAATACCAGACTTTTGTCATCAACATAACGAAGTCTGCCATCTGCTGCCTCCAACGTTTTTCTTTCTTTTGGCGGTTGAAAGAGATAATTTGCACCAACTTCAGGAGGCAATAATGTTAATAAATCCAATGTTCCTTGTGGGATATTAGGATCTTTGTCTCGTAAGGCAATTGCTAAATTCTTGGATATTAATTCGTTTTTTCTATCCTCTTCAGCTTTCATTCCTCTAGCTTGAATATTTTTTAAAAACTGAGCCTGCCCTCCCATCTGACCAGATTGACCAGCGTTCATTGCTATTAAAGAATCTGCGAAATTTTGTAATGCGTCACTCATAATTTTTCCTAACTAAATAAACCATTTTTTCCAAACAAAGTATTGAGAGATGTAATACCACTTCCAATTCTTCCAAGATCGCCTTGATCGTAATTTTGTGTTATTCCTGGATTCATACCAAAGACAGCACTTGATAATAAACCAAGTTGTTGAGGGCCATAATTTAATGCTCTTTGGAACTCTCCGTAACCTCTGTCCATAGCCCCTTGTTGTAATCTTTGTTGTCCTAAACCTGCGCCACCTAACAAACCAAGAGTTCTAAATTGGTCGTTTATTTGGTCGCCAAATATATTAGATTGAAACTGTCTGTTTGCCATATTTCTATTTATGTCTTGGCCAGCTAAATTGGTTGCTCTGTCAAAACCTTGTGATCGCATCCTGTCTGAAATATTACCAGCTCTATCTGCAAAGTTTCTGTTTGTTTCTGCTTCTAATAATGCTGAACGAGAACCACCAAACGCGCCTCTACCGATTGCTGCATCTTGGTCGCTTTGTATTTGCATTTGTCTTGCTCGGTTTAAATCACCAAGTGTGTTATCTATAACCTGTGTTTGGTAAGGGTTTTGATATGCGTTTAAATCTGTGTTTAATAAACTAGGTGCTTGTTGATAGCCCAATTGATTTAAGTTTCCTCTAGGATCATAACTCATAGATTGATTGAACATATTTCTAGTTGCATCAAAAGATTGCAACTGATCTGGGTTAAATCCAGCTACTCTAGGGCCTGTGTATGGAACAAATGGCTGGTTAGCTACTCCTTTCGCCCTATTATATAAATCGTCATAACGAGCTTGTGTTTGTGGATCAATAGTTTGTGTGGTTGTATCGCCACCGCCTTTAACTGCGCCATAAACTGTTCCTGCTGCTGCTATGTATGGTAATGCTTGTGCCATAATAATTCCTCTATAATTCTTTAACTAATAAATTCATTTCTTTAAAACCATGTGGCTTTAATTTTCTTTTCCAACCTATGCGACCACCGCCTATAATTTTCTTGCAGTTACATTGTTTGGCAAATTCTTCTAAGCTGGGTAACATTTCTATTACTTCTTTGTAGTTTCCAGCTACTAAATTTATACTTAAAACCCTGTATCTTGGGTATTCTGCAAATTCAGTTATTATTACTGAATCTTTGTTAGGCCAGATATACATTAATCCAGACTTTATTTTTTCTTTAATATCACTTAAATTATACATATCTTGGTGCTTTAATGCACGAACAATATGATGTTCTAGCCTTTCAAACTCTACTTCCCAATCTTCTTTAGACTGTTGTGGAGGTTGAGAGTGTTCCGTTGTCTGCGACACTAACCTTATATTTTGTTCCATTTGGACTCACTAATACTAATTCGGTAGCATCTCCGCCACCTACTTGTATCCTTTCTCCTTTGTTAAAAGTAATACCTGTTTGATATTCTATCTCTGAAATTAAATAATTTAGATAGTTTTTATCGTAATCTTCGCCTGGTCTAGTTAGCGTTTTTCTTGCCACTATCTACGACCTCTGTTTCTTAAATTTAATCTTATGTTACCAACTTGAAATGTTTGTGCGGTTGATCCTGTTACAGTCATCTGTACTTGTCTTGCTGTAAACCTTGCATCGGTGTAGCCATCGTTTTCAAATGTAAAACTACCAAAATCTGTTTCACTTCCTAGTGGTGTAAATCTGCCCTTAAAACTAATTGTAACGCCTGGTAAGGTGTTTGCTTCTTCATCTGGTAGTATTTGGTTACATTGCACATAATTGTCGCCATTGCCAATCTCTATTGGCCCCGATGTTGCGTAAGGAACTGCTGTACCTAAGTTTTCTGAATTACTTAATGTTGTGCTTTCATGTTGATACACATTGCCTAAACTATCGCACGCTATTGGAAAATCAAATACACCTTGGTCTATCCAGCAACCTCTATCCATAGAACCAATACTCCATACATTGTCAATGTAGTTCCAAATCACATATTTGTTTGGTGTTTTTTGTGAATCGCCTTGCGGATAAAACCAAATTATTTCATTAAAGTTAGAGTTGTGACCACCGCAAGCAACACGCCTATATTGATATTCAATATTGTCAAATATGTGGTCGCTTACATCGCATCTAATTTCTTTTACTGAACCATCAAATACAAAGAATGAGTGTTCACCCATCCATGCTAAAAAGTTACCAGCAGTAACAATAGTTCTTGAACTTGCAGCTTTGCAATTAGTACCAGCATCTTGTATGCCGTATATAAAAGGAGAGCCTGTGTAATACATTCTTGCAATACCTGTATCTGTAAAAATAATTACATCTGTTTGCCATTTAACTGCACTTAGTATTCTTCCGCCTGTTGGTATTTGTAAGTCACCAGCTGTATTAGTTGCTGCGGCAGTCCATGTTGTGTTTGCTTCTCTTGATGACCATTGCACCTTTCTTGGATCTCCGCCTGCTCCTAAAGCTACGACATGGCGTTCATTGGTTACTAAAACACCAGAACAACCAGTAGGAGAATTTGTAAGTTGCGCGCCTATTGTAGATGGTGCTGAAGGCGACCATTTATAAATCTTGCCATCACTTGCACAACAAAATAATAAATCTTCACCCCAGTTAGCAAATGACCAAGATTTAGAATCAAAGAATAAACCTGATTGAGAACGAGCATCACCGTAATCTTCTACATTGTAATTGTATGCACCATATCCAAGAGGATCGGTTGAAGCATCTGTAACAAAACCTGATGGTGTTACATCGTACCAATTACCATCATGGTTAACATAAATTTTTTGTCTTGTTCCTACTGCTAAAACTTTTTTACCAGAATTAGTAATGTAGGCAAACATACCTGTTGGCGTACCTGTTAATGCTGTGTTCCTGATTTTTTCCCACCCACCGATAGGTCGTAAATAACCATTCTGAAAACGCACTAAGTCGCTGTCAACCCAGCGACCTTTGTTAGCATAGTCAGTTCCGTTAGTTACAACGCCAGCTGGAGGAGTTACAGGCAAAAGGGCCATTTTAACTATTTGATGCTATATATGCTTTACCAGTAGTAACAGCTGTATTGCAAGTACCCTTTTTGCTATTGCTAGAATCAACAATATTTGGTGTGTCATCATCACTATCTACTGGTTTATAAAGCAAGATAGTTTCTAAATGA